TTCATTTTTAGTCACTATTTAAAATCTCAAGTAAAAAATTAATCTTTTCTTTTTCCAGACCTGGGTAGTTTCCAATATACCAAGAAAAATTATGTACATGCTCAATAACTGGATAATCAGAAAAATCTTGATAAATAGACTTAAAGAAAGGCTGTCTCATTTGATTTCCACCACCAGACAATCCTCTTCTAAACTCGATTCCATTTTCAGCAAGTTTATTTTCCAGAGCATTTCGTTTTTCAAAATTAGGATCTTTGAGTATCACTATAAAAGCGTAATTACAGTTTCCCTCAGTATCGATTGCTATATGATATTTTTCAGGATTTAAGTTTGATATAAACAAATCAAAATTATCTATGCGATCTTGATTTTTATTATCAAGCTTTGGTAATTGTGATAAGCCAATTACAGCATTAATTTCAGTGCTTCTGAAATTATGTGCTGGACGTAAGAAAATAAAATCAGGATTTAAGTCTGGATTAGCTTCAATGACAGAGTTTTTCATAGCTACGTTTGTCATTTCTCTGACCATACCATGAGATCTTAAAGCACGGCAGATTTGATAAAATTCTAAATTGTTGGTGGATATCATTCCGCCTTCAATTGTTGACATATGATGAGCAAAATAAAAACTAAAATTACTTGCAAAACCAAAATTTCCAACTTTGCATCCTTGAAAAGTTGTTCCGTGAGATTCACAAACATCCTCGATTAGCAAAATATTATTCTTTTCACAAATTTCTAAAAGCTCTTTTGTGATTCCATTAATTCCTAAAACATGGGTTAAGAAAACTGCTTTAGTATTTGGAGTGATTGCTGCTTTTAGCTTATCAATGTCAAAAGAAAGATTTGTCAAATTTACATCAACAAATACTAATTTATGCCCTGCGAATAAGACTGAAGAAATATCAGAAATCCAAGTAAGAGGCGGAACAATAATTTCCCCTTCACCTATCATATGAGCAATAGCAAGCATAGTTAATTCATTTGCTGAAGCTCCTGAATTTACGAAAAGATTATATTGAGTCCCTAGCCAATTGCCCCAAGCGTTTTCAAATTCAACAACTTTGGGTCCATTAGTAAGTTTAGGTATATTATCTCCTGACAGAAAATCAATTACTGAATTGATATCTTCCTTATCAATATTGTCATTCATAAGAGGATGAGATAAGTTATTTTTCATTGTAAAAATCCCCCCATTCTACTATCAAAGTTGGCCTATTGTCTGTTCTCTCATAGGCATATTTGTAAGCATTGAAAATTTGATGTGGTTCTTCTAGTCTAATAATATCTACATAGTCACAAAGAGCCTTAAAACCTGCAGTAAAATCAGAAATATGTTGATGTTGAGGATGTAGAGGTCTTTGCGAACCGATAGCTGTTCTAATAATGATTTTTGGCTTATATCCACCATCTGACATAATATTAATTTTGTCAATATGATTTACAAGTTGATTTGCTGCCAATATGAGAAAATTCCATCTTGGAAAAAAGGATATAGGAACACTACCATTTAATGCCATTCCTAAAGTCATACCCATTTGCATTTCTTCATTTACTGGCATTTCTAACAACTTACTTTTACTTACATTAGCAATAGTATTTGTGAGAGCTGTGCCTGGATATTCAACAGCTTGCCCCAAAAATATAGTATCTTCTTTTTCAGCAAGCCATTCCATTGATTTAGTCAGTTCATCAAAGTATTTCATTAAAATTGAATCCTTTTTCCAGCTCCAGCATGAGGATACTTAGAAGAGTATGAATAATAAATTATTTTTCTATCTTCATTTTCAAAAAAAAGCTTATCGCAATTCCATACTTTACGAGTTTCTGAACAGACTGATTTATTGTTATCTTCAATTATATAAGTAATTGGCAAATCGTGGTTTACAGCGTATTTCCAGTTTTCAAAAAAAACACCAGTTTCCGAGGACATATCTCCTACAAAACACCAAACTTTATTTTTTTGATTTTTACGCTTAATGTCTAGAGCAGCTCCTGTAGCAATTGGAATACTGCCCGTGACGATTGCTGATGAATAAACTCTATGCTCAGGGTAACAAAGTGTGATAGATTTTCCATTTAAAATATCAGACTTGACTTGTTCTTTTGGAACGCCTTTAAGCAAACATTGATAATGAGAACGCCAAGTGCAAAAAATCCAGTCATCGTCAGAAATATCTTGAAAAACTTTAATAATGTGTTCTTCATTTCCATCGTATAAGTGAACAGGTGCTTTAATTAAGCCTTCATTGAAACAATTTGCAATATCTGTTTCAAAAGCTATCAAATCTTCAGTTGAATATTTTTCCATCAATAAATTTATACCGTGGAAATCACTTATTGCAATTACTTTATATTAGAAATAAAACTGCTCAATTTTTCTAAAGAACTTACATTGTATTTTGGGTGTTCTAAATAAATAGGATTGATAAATGAATAGTCAGATTTATAACAATATTCACCAGTTTTAGTTTTAGAATTTACAAGAGAAATAACATCTTTCAAGTAAATAAAATCATTTGCAATAAAATCATATATACCTTATTTTTCAGTATGCATTTTTTCAGAAAAAAAACTTAATAAATCTGAGTAAAGTATGTAATTGAAAGTTGAGTTTTCACTGAGAGTAATTAATTCGACATTAGAAATAATTTTAGAAACATGGTTAGGCTTTGAGTCTTTGCCTAACAAGCAAGAAAGCCTAAGTGACAAGTCTTTATTTTCAAGTAAAGACTCGGCAAACATTTTAAATAATGTGTAATTATTTTTTTCAGTATTGTAAACATCAATCGAAGAAATGTAAACAAATTTTTGATGATTTATATTTTTTACTTTTTGTAATAAAAAAATATTATCTTCAATGTATTTTTTGTAATCAGTAATTTGATTCTCTTTGTTATATGCACAGTGAATTATAGTTTCATAAGATTCTGAGCAAACTTCTTCAAAATTATTTCTGTGCAATCCATTAGCGTCTGGCAGGTTGTCAAGTAAATATTTGCCCAACCCTCCAGATACTCCTGTTACTAAAAAATTTTTCATTATTTATAAACTTTTTTGTACCATTCGACAGTCTTTTCAATTCCTTGTTCAAATGTATATTCAGGATAAAATCCTAATTCAGTAGTGATTCTTTCAGTACTTACCATTCTAAAAGGTATTGTAGTTGGTTTAGAATTGTCCCAAATAATTTCTGGTGATTTACCTGTAGTCTTTAAAATTACATCAAGAATCTCGCCAATTGTAATAGCTTTACCAGCTCCTACATTATATGGTCTCATAGGAACGCCTTTTTCAAGAACTAGTAAAGAAGCATTGATGACATCTTCAACAAATAAAAAGTCTCTTACTACATCAGGACTTCCCCAAGCAACAAATGGATTTTCATCTGACAAAACTCTGTTGATTAAAGCTGGAACAACGTGACAAGTTTTAATATTAAAGTTGTCATATGGGCCAAATATTGCAGTGCCTCGTGTTACTAATATTTCAGTATTGGAAAATTTTGAAACGTGTTCCATAAGCTTTTCTCTGTAACGTCTCATCCATCCATACCCAAAATAAGCTACATAAGGTTCATCTTCCCAAAACTCTTCTTCAGTAATAGGAAATCTTCTGTCTGGATACCCTGTAGAACTGTTGAGATCTAAGAACTTCTTGACACCGCATTTATTGCAAGCATCTAAAACATTCCCTAATACATTGATGTTTTGAATTGATATTTGGATATCTGTAGCTACTGTACTTGGATGAGCAATATTTCCTGCACTATGAATTACATAATCTGCACCATCAATAAGCTCGATGCAATCTTCTAATTTTGATAAATCACAGTTTTCAAGTACAGAGATATTTTCAGAATTGATTTGCAATGGACGAATGTGCGTATTAGTTTTTACTAAGGCACCACGTTTTACTAAACCTTCTATATAGTTGCTTCCCAGAAAACCACTACCACCAGTAACAACAATTTTTTTATTTTCAAAATAATTCATAATAATCCTTAGTGGTTGATGAAAACATTATATTTTTTATCAATGTCTTGCTTGTTCTGAATAAACCAGTCTGTGACAATCTTGATACCTTCTTCTAACTTTGTCTTAGAGCAGATACCATACGACTTAGCTCGCTCAGAACTTAAGATTCTAATCTTATCTCCAGATGGTTTGTCAGTAAGCCACTTGACTTCAGGATTTTTACCTGATGATTTTGTTACCATTTCAACAATTTCTTTTATTGAAAACCCAGACCCAGAGCCTAAATTTACAGGTTGTGTTACCTTATTCATAACACAATGAATCATACCGTCAGCTACATCATCAGAAAAAATAAAGTCTCTAATAGAAGATCCATCACCCCAAACTTCCAGGACTTCATTCTCTTGTGCTTTTCTAATTAAAGATGGAATTACCATAGAGTTAACTGGGTTGAAATTATCAAACTTACCGTAAACATTAGCAGGTCTTACTATGGATACTTTGTTCCAGCCATATTGGATTGCATAGGCTTCTGCTTGCAATTCTCCCATTCTTTTTGCCCAGCCTGCAAATTTATCATTGGGAGAGGGGAAACTGTTCCACACATCTTCTTCATAGAATATTTCAGCAGGAGAATAGACGCCAACTGAACTCGTATAAAGATACCACTCAACGTCTGCTCTTCTAGCAGCTTCCATCATATTTGTGTTAAATTGCAGCATAGGAACCATAAAATCTGCTGGCTGTGTTGCACAGGCTTGAGGAGAACCCTTGACTCCAATCAGGTTAAAAACATAATCTTTGTTTTCACATATTTCTTCACAGTTTTGTAAATATCTTAAATCTTTGTTGATGTAAGTAATTCTGTTTTCAAATTCTGATGGGCAATGTAAATCAACTACAGTAACATTAGCCCCTAAATCAAGCAATTTAGAAGTCAATGCTCGACCAATCATTCCTGCTCCACCTGTCACCAAAATATTTTTATTTTGAAACATTCTATATCCTTATAAATTAGTAAAATCTTTATTCTTGAAATTTGAAATCATTTTGTAAGCTTTAAGTAATTCTTGAATCCCAGCATCAAGTGAAAAATCACAACTCCAACCAGTTTTTTCAAGTTTCTCATTTGATACGACATAATTTCTCTTATCAAAATCTTCTTTGAACTGTTCTTCAATAATTACTAGATCAGGGACATATTCTTTAACTTTTTGAGCCAACTGAAGCTTAGACATATTCGCTGAGGTAAGCCCAACATTGAATGCATTATTGTTACAAGATTCGTAACTCTCAATAAGATGAATAAAGGCTTTAGCAACATCTCTTACGTGAACATAGTTACGCAAGAAGTGCGATTCAAAAAGCACTAAAAATTCATCCGTAAAAGCTCTGTAAACAAAATCATTTACAAGTAAATCCATTCTTTGTCTATATGAAACTCCAAAAACTGTAGCAAGTCTTAACGAAATACCATTACCTAATTCTAAAACACGCTTTTCAGCATCGCATTTTGTTTTTGCATAAAGAGAAAGAGGGTTGAATGGACTTTCTTCTGTGATGATTGTTTCAGAACTTCCATATTGAGAGTTTGTATTAGGAACTAACAATTTCTGACTTGGCTGAATTATCTCAATAATGTTTTTAATTTGTTGATAATTTACAGCTACTGTTAGATCGGTATCTTTTTTGCAAGCTGGCATACCAACAATTGCAGCTAATGGAATGATGATGTCATGAGTTTCTACTAGGCTTGTAAGAAGCTTGGTATCACGAACATCTCCTAAAACCAAATTAAAATTTTTATTATGACAAAAAGAAGTTAAAGACAGCTGTTTGTAAACTAAACTATCTAAAACTGTAACTTTATAATCTTTTCTTAGTAATTCTTCAGTTAGAATTGAGCCTAGATATCCAGCTCCTCCAGTTATGAGAACTTTTTGCATAATCATACTCCTGCTATATCAAATAATCTTGGCCAAAAAACATCTGCTGAACAAGTTGTCTTCCAATGAGAGTATCCTGATTCAGCAATTCTTTTTCGCTCTTCTTCATTTTCTAAATAGTATTTAATAACTTTAACACAATTGTAATAATTAAATTCTACAAAATGCTTGTTTGGTTCAAACCAAGTACCAAGTCTAGATTTAAAAATGTCAGGATAAGTGGTTATGCACATAGCTCCTGAAGATAAGGCTTCTAAAACTCTTCCTTTTCTTGAATATCTACAGAATGGACTTCCAGCAAAATTAAGAGATATTTTTGCTTTTCCAAATTCTTTTGCGTAATCTTCAAAATTTTCAATAGTATTTTCTGTTGGCCATCTTCCACCAGATACTCTTATATTTAATCCAGATTCTAGAAGTTTGTTTAAGATTGAATGTCTTTCGTCAGTGTGTACAGAACCACAAAAAAGAACATCATAAACTTTTTCTGACTCATCAGTTTTCTTAAATATTCTTTCGTCTTGAGGAGTTGAAAAACAATGAATGTTAGGAAACATCTCTCCATAGCCGTAATCCATATTTAGGACATTGCAATATTTAGACATTTCAAGCAGTGAATGTTTTGTCTTCAAAAAATTAATGTCTATAGGTTTTTTCAAAAAGAGTCTAAAATTTAATTCTAGATTTGAAGAAATATTAACATTACAATCCCAGTTGAAAAGAAATAATTTTTTTCCAATTTTTTTTGCAACTTCAATATCCATAACACAATCGCCTAACTCACTTACAACTGCTATGTCATATTCTTTTGTTAATAAAACATTTGATAATTCTTGAGTAGTTTGTATTTCGCCAGGTTCAGGGCCTATATAAACATTTTCTAACTCATATTCAGGATTGTTTTGAGCGAAGTACTCATATGACCCAGAAATATTGCTAACAAAGTTTGACAATACAGGTGGATATCCGTATTGCCATCGACTATAAATAAGTAAAGCTTTTTTTCTCTTTACCAACTTATTTCCCAGTCCTTAAAATCTGCTGCTAAACAATCAACTTTGTAGTCTTTTCTTCCACCGACTACTTCTTGGATTTTATTTTTAGCAGTATTCCTAATACCATTCAAGCCATGAGTCAGCTCTAAATCGTTACCATCTTTTATACCCTTGCGGTAGTTGGTCTCATTATGCCAAATGTGTAAATTCATTTGTGACAAAACTACTACTGCTCTGATAACTTCAGCATCAATTACTGCATTATTTTCATCAATATGCGCCTGAATGTCATGGATGATGTCAGCAATTTCTTTGGAATATTCAGTCTTGTGTTCAGGAATAAAAACTTCCTTAAGCTGAACAATAGAAAGTCTGTCAATAAGCTCTGAAAGAGTAGGAAGGTACTTACGGTTCATACTATGATTATACCATGTATGCTTGGTATAATATTTTAATGAAGATTGTTTATATAACTGGTTGCTTAGGATTTATTGGAAGATACGTTACTAAATTATTACTTAATAATGGATATTACGTTTATGGAATAGATAGTTGCACTTATGCTACTGATGAAAGTATTTTAAGTGAATTTGTTCATTATGAAAAATTCAAATTCGAAAAAACAAACATTTTAGATATTGATAGATTAGTAGATTGTGATTTTTTTATAAACATTGCTGCTGAAACTCACGTAGATAACTCAATTAGAGATAGTAAAGTTTTTTTAGATTCTAATATTGTTGGAGTCTATAATATTCTTGAACTTCTTAAGATTTACAAAAAAGAAGGCTACAATGTTCCAAGATTAATACATTTCAGTACAGACGAAGTTTATGGAGATATTGCTGACGGTGAGCATTTTGAATCAAATACTCTTAGACCAAGCAATCCATATTCAGCTACAAAAGCTGCAGCAGATCAACTTATATTAGCTTGGTCAAGAACATATAACATTCCTTACAATATTATTCGTCCTACAAATAATTATGGTATAGGACAATATGTCGAAAAGTTAATTCCAAAATCATGCAAGTTTCTTGGTTTAGGAAGAAAAATTCCCCTTCATAATCAGGGCACTCCAATTAGAAACTGGTTACATGCTGAAGATACAGCTTCGGCAGTTTTGAAAATAATAGAGTCTGGAGATGTCAACGAAATTTATAATGTGGCAGGTGGCTTTGAGCAATCCAACATTGATACTGTCAAAAAAGTAATTGATTGTTATTTTTTTAACGAAAATGTTGATTATAATTTATTCATTGATTTTAGATACGAAAGACCTGGGCAAGATGTTCGATATGCATTGAATGATGACAAATTGAGAAGCTTAGGTTGGACTCCAAAATGTAATTTTGATAATAAGATTTTTGAAATTGTAGAATACTATAAGAATAAGTTTGTATGGTAATTGCTGTATGAATATTGGATAAATTATGAATAATTTTGTTGATTTAATTTGCCAAATAAATGAAAAATGGATTTGGCGTAAAGACGATAATGATTTTGGAACTTTCAAGGTACTATCTCAAGAGACAGACCTTTTAGAAAAAGTAAAACCTTTTCTCAAAGGCAATAAAGTAATAGTTCAAGCTGGCGGAAACTGTGGTATGCAAGTTGAAAAATTTGCACATTTTTTTGAAACAGTTTATACATTTGAACCAGACCCAATAAACTTTCATTGCCTAGTAAACAATCTAATGTTTACTAATGTTGTCAAATTTCAATGCTGCTTGGGTAATGAACATAAAATGGTTTCTATGGTCACTATGCCAAATCAAATAGGAGGCTTTTATGTTGATCCAAGTAAAGGCACTATACCAACTTTGAGAATAGACGATTTGAATCTTGAGAACTGCGATTTCATTCAATTAGATGTTGAAGGCTATCAGCTTTTTGCTTTGATGGGAGGAATAGATACAATAAAAAAATTCAAACCTGTCATTTGTGTAGAGCATGATTGGACTTCTAGATACAATGTTGATGAAACTGAACTAGTTTCATTTCTTGCTAACTTGGGTTATTGCAAAGTAGATAGATATACCTCAGATTACATATATGTTTATCAAAGTCTTAATTCAAATCTATGAATATCTTAGTCACAGGATCAAATGGTTTTTTAGGTTCCAATCTATGCAATTTACTCAATAAGAATCATAATATATATGCTGTATCAAGAAAATTTGATAAACTTGATTATGATATAACTTTTATTCATTCAGAAATGTCAGATTATTTATCTCTTGATAAATCTATAGAAAATATTAATATAGATTGTATGATTCATTGTGCCTGGATGGGTGGAAACTCTTCGCTTGACATTAATAAGTTATGGCAAACTGAAAATATACATTATAGTTCTGAGTTGTTGAAATTATGTTCTAAACACAACATTTCACATTTTATTTGTCTAGGTTCTTCTGCAGAGTATGGATATCACGAGTCAACATTTGACGAGACATCAATCTGCAAACCAGATTCTATGTATGCTATAACCAAAAACAGTTTTAAGTCAATATCTGAAAATTATTGTTCTAGGCATAATATACTACATACTTGGATAAGACCAGTTTATACATATGGTCCTAATGATGTACTAACAAGACTTATTCCCAAAACAATAATATCTTTACTAAAAAATGAGAACTTAACTTTAAATAAATGCTCATCTATTGTTGATTACTTGTATGTTGAAGATTTTGCTTATGCTATGAAAGATATTGTGGAGAAAAAAATTTCTGGTGATTACATCATTTGTTCTGACCAAGAAATTAGAATAAAGAATGTTGTTGAATTAATTTACAATAAAATAAAACCTAATTGTAGCCTTTTCTTTGATGACACTAAAGAAGAAAGTAAGCACTCTTATGTTTGTGGTACATCTAAAAAATTAAAGTCTTTAATTGACTGGTCTCCTAAGATTGATTTTGAAGAGGGTATTGAAAGAACAATTCATCATTACAAAAAGCTCGTATAATGGAAGTATGAA